GTGAGCAATGATCCCAGCATCCTCGAACGACCGAGCGCGGCGATCAATAATCAGCTCCTCGGGCGGCACCGCCATCACGCGAATGCGGCCATCCTTGTTGACGCGCTTGACCTGCACATCGTGCAGCATCGGAGGCGGCGGCACCTCAACACCTGCCATCGCGGCCTGCTCTTGAACCATCGCCACCTGCTCCTGCGAGATGGCTGGGTCCGGGTAGGACATCACAATCGTGACCTGAGCATCCTCCTGCATCAAGAGCTGGATCGTCTGGTCATCAAGGCCGGAATACTCCTCAATCCTGACCTCCTCAGTCTCCTCCCACCAGTACTTAGCAATCCCGCACTTGCGCACCAATGCATCCTTAAAGATGGCATAGGACTGCATAAACCCATTGTTGTCGGAGGAAAACACCAGATTGGCGTAGTCAGTGGCCTGCTGGGCACCGGATTCGTCCTCCGGCCCGCGAGGGACATACTCGACGACGTTCTCGCTGGAGAAGAACACCTTCATCAGGCTCGGCATCATGGCCGAAACCGTGTCGCGCACCTCCATCGCCACGACCTGCGAGCGACCGTCCTCCTCGTTGCCGAACGGATCGCCACGGTAATACTCGGTCCCCTTGGCGCGGATCGGAGAAATGTCCGAATCAATGTAGGACACCGCGTCCTGCAGCTCGCCGTTAACAATGGCCTCCAGCTCGGCATCGTCCATCGGCTCAGGAGCCGCGACGTCAACGGTCAGGGGAAGGTCGTTCATGTTCATGATTTCACCATTTCACTTTGTTGGCCCAGTAAGCCGCAGACATCTTGCCCTTGGCAATGTTCTTCGCGTGCCGCGCCTTGAAAGCCTCGTTACGCTTTGATCCTTCAGGCGAGCCGCTGACGCCCTGCTGGCCGAACCGAATCAGCTTTACCTGCTCACCAGACTTCGCCAGCACCGCGTGACTCTTCGTCGGATGCGAAGGCGTGCGCTTTGGCTTGTTGTAGCCAGAAAACATCTCAGAGCCGCGCTTGATCGTCATTGCTCAACTCCAAACCACGCATTTGCATACTCGGGACGATTGGCCCGTATCCAAGGGATCGAGGCCAAGGTCAGCTTCTCGCCGTCCATGCCCGTCGTGTCCGAGCCCACATGATGCACATAAGACCGTGATAAAAAGTGTTTGTATCCCTTAGACGACAGGTCCATGCAATGCACATCATCTGAGTACCAATTTAAAGGAGGAAACCTTGCCTCCTCCCAAACCCGCCGTGAGATGATGCCAAATATAGGCGAAATCACATCCATTTGCAAAATGCACGACTCCCACGGATAGCGGAAATAATCCACCTGCTCATCGTAAGGATTGCTCCTTACATTCTGCAAAGGCCGCGCCGCGTCGCACCTCGAGCACACCCAGCCCACGCGGTCGCCGTATTCAGCCTCGACCGTCTTGTAATCCTCAATCAGCAGCTCCACGCTCGTCGGCGTCAGAACCACATCATCATTTGCCACGATGGCGTAATCATTGCCATCGGCAAACACCTCATCAATGACCTCGTTGTAGTCCTCGCCGAAGCTGCGCGGCACGCCACGCAGTTGCCGATACACATCGCGGCGCGGAGCATCAATGGGCGTGCGCAGATACACCTTACTCATCCACGCATACTCGCGGCAACTCGCCAGCATCACAGGCAAACACCTGCCCTTGACACTGGCGACCGCTATCGCAGCCCTCATTTCTTCTTCGCGCCTTTCGCGCTCTTGGCCGCCAGTCGGAACGACTTGGCCGTAGGCGCGCCGGGGGTGCCAGGCTTTCTCATCTTCTCGCCAGAGCCAGCCTTGATGCGCTCGCGCTTGGCGTGAATGTTGGCATACAAACCAGCAGGCTTAGTCTTCATACTCATCGCCCTCCATCTCGGCTTTTCCGTACTCTTCGCCCTCTTCTTCTCCCTCTTCCTCCTCGTCCTCCTCCTTGGCGATCCACGCCTCGCAGGTCCTCGAGGACGCGCACTTGAAGTCAAAGATCTCGCAGTAACCCAGATCGCCAGCCTCAATCGTCGCCCAGGGATCACCCTCAGGTCCTAACCCCTTGGCAATGCACTGCACCATCTCCTCGCTGCGGTTGAACGCGGCGCAGTTACCGCACCGCGACATCTTCGCCTCGGCAGGCGTCACATCCCATTTGCTCGCCATCTCACGCCAGTAACCCGTGTTCGGCAGATTAGGATTCTCAGGACCATAGTTCGCGGCATCGATGGCCTTGCCACGGTTCTTCAGATTCAGCGTAATGTCCTGCGTCGCCATCGGGCAGGACATCGGCTCGCGCTCCATCATCTCAGCCATCACTTGCCCCTTTTCATCGGTTTACTCTTGCCGGCAGAACTCAATGCAATAGCGATCGCCTGGCGGGGATTCTTCACAACCTTACCGCTACCACCGGAGTGCAGCTTGCCGGACTTGTATTCGCGCATCACAGAGCCGATCTTCTTCTCGGCCTTAGTCATTTTCATAGGGTTACTCCTTAAGTGCCATCATGCTACACGCGGGATGTTTCTCCGTAAAGGCTGATTCCACTTGCTCGCCATGCTAGATCCATACGCACCGACCACCGCATCTGACGCAAATGTCAGACAAAACGCATCAGCGCGGTCCGGCGATGCCAGGCCACGCTTCCTGATCTCGTCCTTACCCTCAATCTGAATCTTCCCGCTGCTGGTGAAGCTGTAACGCACCGTCGCCAGCTCGGCCACCAGTAACTCATCCTTAGGAAGCCAGCAATCCCGCGCCTCCAGCCACGCCTTAGCCTTGTGCCAGAGTTCAGCCTTCAGGTTCCTGTAGGTCGTGCCCATCGCAGGCGATTCCGACACATTGATCCCGCGCGCCGGTAGGCCCAGCTCCCGCAGCCGATCCACCACGCCCGCGCCCAAACCAATCGAGTCCACCAAGATCTCCCGAGGGCGCTGGCTCGGCATAAGCACCTCGTACTCGGCCACAACGGCCCCAGTCAGTTGCATCAGGTCCAGATTCTTCCAGGTCTTGATCGGCTCCAGCACCGCATTACCCTGGCGCTTGCACAAGGCGCTGCGGTCACTCCCAAACCTCGCCACATCCAACCCCCACACGATGGGCGCGTGCGCGCTGGGTGTTACATCCCGCGCCATCGCCATCTCGAGCAACTCCATCGGAATCACCGTATCGTCATCACTCCTCGGAAACTCCCCCAGGACGCGAATCCTGTAAGCATTGCTCTCCTCGCCGTAACGACTCTTCATCTCCTCAATGTAGGCCGCGCTCACCCTCGGCGAGTCCTCGCAGCTCACCTTCATCGTCACCCAGTCACCAGACAAACGGTTATGCGTATCAAAGAAGAACCCGCTACTCCTGACCGGGTTACCCAGCAGCAACGTCACCGCCGCGTGCCCAGACATAGAGCCCGCTGCGGCCTCGAACACCTGCTCCGGTATACCACTAGCCTCATCAGCCACCAGCATCACGTTATCGCTGTGCACGCCCTGGAGGGCCTCGGGCTGCTCGGCGCGGCTCGTCCTCGCCGATATAAAAGCCTCGTTGTTCGCGTCCTTGATCTCAATCCTGTCCTGCTTGACCTCGAGCTGCTCCTGCAGCGTCGCAGGCAACACCTTCACCCACCTCTTCACCTCCGCGAAGAGCGCGTCATAAAGCTGGCTGCTCGTCGGCGCCGTAACCACAATCTTCACCGGGAACCGCAGGAACAGATACCACAGCATTGCCCAGGCCGCCGCAGTGGATTTGCCCACTCCGTGGCCGCTACGCACGCTGATGCGCCTATTGTTGGCCGCGATGTGATTCAAAAACTCCACCTGCCACTGGTCCGGCGTGGTGCCTAGCACCTCGCGGACAAAAAGCACCGGATTCTTGCGATACCGTTTGACGAACTCGACAAACGGGTTTTGCTCCAGCGGAACTTCTAAATTTTTTTTGGCGGGCACGGTTTAACGTGATGGGGGATAGGGGGGGTAAGGATGCGTGATTCCTGCGCGATTATGGCGCGGTTTTTATGCGATATGTGAATTCGGTAGGTGTTCGGCGCCGCCGTCGCCCGCCCCCGCCGTTCGCCGACCGGGGGGGGTGTCCGCGCCGTCCGCTGGCCGAGTCCGCTGCCCCGCGTCGGCCTGGCGCTCGCGGCGCTGTGGACAACTTCGCGCATCTGCGGATTCTGTGGACTGCTTGTAAGTCCTTGATTTCATTCATTAC